ATGGACGTGATGGGGTCATTAAAGGCAAAATCTGTGCTTGTGAAGGCAGGTGCGCGCGTTCTTGAAAATTTACGCGGTGATGTACAATTTCCTCTTAGCTCGTCTGCAAATTGTAGTTGGGAGGGAGAAACAAGCGAGACGGCCGCAACTGATATGACATTCACCCACGTGAAATTATCTCCAAAGCGTTTGTCTTGCGTTGTAGACGTTTCCAAGCAATTCTTGTTACAAGATTCCGCAAGCGCTGAGCGTGTAATCCGTGAAGAGATTCTTTCAGCTATCAACAGCAAGTTAGAAAAAACGTTCCTCGGTGCTGAACAAGGCACAAACACCATGCCCCAAGGCCTTTTCTATAATAACGGAACACCCCTCACAGAAGTATCCAAGTTCAAAGACCTTACAGACCTTGAAGCTGATGTTGAGAATGCAAATGTTGATGGCCGTGTTGTGTATCTTCTTTCTCTAAAAGTTAAGAGTGCATTGCGCAACATGGTGAAGGGTGATAAGACGACAAATCTTGTATATGAAAACGGCGCAGTTGATGGAACGGAAGCCCTCAGCACAAGCAACATTGCAGAAAAACGCTTTGCCTATGGTGATTTTTCTAATGTTGTAATTGCCAATTGGGGTAATTTGGATATTACTGTTGATCCAATGACAAAAGCAGCACAAGGCCTTGTGCGTTTGGTAGTAAATTTCTACTGCGACGTGAAAGTGCTTAGACCTGAAACAATTAAGGTTGGTGCATTGAAATAAGATTCATAACGATTAAACAGATATGGAAATTACATTGGATGAAATCAAGCAACATTTGAACCTTGAAAAGGATTGGCATGGGGAAGATTCCTATCTTCAAAGTCTTCTTGACGCGGCAAAAGTCGTTGTTCAAAAACATATCTGTGAAGATGATATTGATGGTATGAGTGAGGGGCAAAAAAAGCCCCTCATTCATGCAATCAAATTGTGGGTGGCTACACAATATATGAATCGCGAGAGCCTTTCAAACCTCAATAAGGCCAACCATAGTTATGATTACATATTATCATTATATAAGAATTATTCAGGTTGATAGATATGTTTGCAGGGAAATACAATTTACACTTGAAAGTTGGGACGGCTGAGTTCCAAGATGAGCAAGACATTACAGCACATAGCCCTAATGTAAAGAAACCACCTTTTGATTGGAAAGGCGCGGGATATAGCCAACGGACTATTAGGCCAAAGAAAACGTTGGAAGATATGAAGGTGATATTTTGTCGTGAAGTAAAAGACAACCCCTCCAAATATGGTGAATATGGACAAGCTATGCGCCCAATCACAAGTAGATTATTTGCGGTGCGAGATTATCATGATTACAGCTATATTTCAGAGGGCAAAATCGTTCAACTGTTGAGTTCAAAAGTACTCAACCAAAAAACGGAAGAATATAGCAACACCTATCGAGTGGTTGAGATTCAGCACAAACCTGAGTTGAAAGAATTTTGGTTGTATGTTGATAGGACGCAAAACGGTATAGAATATTTCTAAGGTATGAATTTAGAAATCAGAGTAATAAGAAACACGGCAAAGAAGTTCATTTCTGATATACAGAAGGAGAGTTTGAAAGCAAGTCGCAGAGCAATAAATAAATGTGGGTTGAATCTCAGGAATGAGGTAAGAAAGAATCTCCGTTCATCAGGCATTCATATAACCGACGCTCGCAAAAACAAAAACGGCAAGCTCTACAATGATAAGTTATTACAAGGCGTGAGAGCGGGGAAAACATTCCGCAAGGACGACAAAGGATTTGCCCGTTATGTGAGGATTACAAAGAACAAACGGAACAAACGCTCAGGTTGGTTCAGACTTGGATGGTTGGACAAAGGTACAAAACAGAGAACAACAAAAAAGCATTCAACGGGTTCAATGATTGGAGCGCATTTCTATGATTCAGCCCTTGCAAGTTATCAATCCAAATTTGGACAAGAGTATAACAATGAAATGAATAAGGCTTTGACCAAATTAAAGTAGTAGAACAACAATGATAAACACATTTTATTTAGGCGGTTTGATAAGTCACAATCTGATAATGGCAATATGGGGAAATGCGGACAATGTACAAACCGAGAAAGGCGCGGAAGTTGATGAGCCGTCGTTTAATATATACCCAATTGTCGCATTCCCAAGCAATGATAATTCAAGGAATCAGCGTTGGATCACTTTCAAAAGGATAAGCACCACCCCAAGTTATAGCAAAGATGGGCTTGTATGTGATAAGGTGGAATTTGAAATCAACGTTTGTGCGGGTAGTTACTCGGAAAGTTGTGTATATGCCTCTTATATTAGAAATCAGTTTTGCCAAGGAGTTTTGCGAGACACTGATAAAGTTGAGGAAGCAAACACATTCTTAAAGCATTGCCGCCTTGAAGACGCAAGCGAGGGTTTTGAGCAAGACGTTTACATACAAACGCTCACATTCAGTGGAGAAGTCTATTTCACGGAAAAGAAAGAACAACCAACAACAAAAACAGAAGATTAAAATAATAAATTTATTATATACACAATTATGGCAATAGTAAATGGTTCAGACCTTATGTGCTTCAATGGGCAAAACAAGTCGCTCGTTGGCGTTGCAAAAGACCACAAATTAGATTTGAAGGCCACCACGAGTGAAATTTCAAGCAAAGATCACGGCCTTTGGAAAAGTACAGAAGTAACAGGTTTTGAATGGAATATCAGCACAAGCGCTTATTATACTGAGGATTATGATAAGATGGTTGAGTTGATGTTGAAGAGACAACCAATCGATGTTGTTTTCACGGTCAAGAAAGAAAACGACCCACAAAAAAGCGTGATTGACGGGGATTATAATTCTTGGACGCCCGCCGCGGGTGGTTGGATGGGTAAGGTACTTATTACCTCAATTTCTGCCTCGGCCACAGATGGTGAAGTGGCTACTTATGACCTTGAATTACAAGGCGTTGGGGCATTAAAAAAGCGCACGGTGGCGGCCTGAGAAAAAATAATTTGGCAAATTGGTTTGGAAATTGAACCAAATCGGAGTATGATATTGAAGCACGAGGGAAAGTCCCTTGTGCTTCTAACATTTTTAATTTATATATATATGAACAAAAAGTATTTTGGCCTCATTATTAGAGGAATTGATTACAACATTGGTTTCAACGTGCACGCTTTGCTCGCTTATGAGGCGATGACAAATCAACCGTTCAGTCTCAAAACCTTGAAGGACTTTTGCACCCCCAAATCATTGGATGAGCTTTGCAAATTGTACTATTGCTTTATTGTAGGGAACAGACCTAAATTAGAACTTCCTTATGAAGTATTTCTTGAAGCTCTCGACCTCCAACCATTTAAGTTGACGGAATTTGCAGATTGGTTGGATACTGCAATTGAGGAGGAGTTTTTTATTGGACGTGTTGAAACCGATGAAAACTAAATAATTACTAATTGATTTGGAATCCAACACCAATCGGGGTATAATAGAAATGAAAGGTACGAGGAAAGTCCTCGTGCTTTTAATATAAACCAAATAAATAAAAAACGATGTTCACTGAATTTGAGTACACTAATGAAATTATGAAAATTAAAGGTATTGACGTTGTGGTTGAGTATAACATGCGCGCATTGCTCATGTATGAAAAAATCGGCGGCCAATTCAATCCCAACAACTTGGAAGATTTTTGTTTCCCCAACAACTTGGAAGACCTTTGCAAACTGCTTTATTGTTGCGTTGTAACAGGCACAAGTGGCTTGGATATTACCTATCAAGAATTTATTGATGAACTTGGCAAGTCACAATCCCCATATGTAGTATTATTGGAGTTTATAGACTTTCTAAATGATATGAAGATGGAGGAAGCCGATGAGGAGTAAATAAATTGCTTTGCAAGTTGGATTTTTAAGACCAACAGACTATTTATATAATGAGGGGTATGAGGGAAAACCTTGTATCTCTCATTATTCATAACAATATAAATGACAAGTAAAAATGAAAGTAACAATCAAAGACCAACAAGAAGTAGAATTGCGCTATTCAATGCGTGCGTTATTCCAATATGAGAATATTACGGGACAATCATTCAATCCAAAGACCTTGCAAGACTTCTGCACATTCTTCTATTGCGTTGTGTGTAGTTCAAACAAAGACCTTGACATTACCTTTGATGAGTTTATTGATGAGGTAATTGATCCGCAGCCTGAACTTATGGGTGAATTTGCTGAGTGGTTGGGCAAGACCATGGCAAAGAATAATTTCCTTTCAAATGCAGCACAATCCCAAGAGAAGGAATCCAAGGGCAAGGGCAACAAAAAAAAATAGTTCATGAGCTGTTCAGGTTGCTTTGTTTTGAGTTCAAATGCTGCACAATCCCCTATTTCTTTGATGAGATGGAAGAGTATGAAGTGCAAGATATAATCTCAAACTTGGAGTACTATGAACGTCCTGAATGGGAAAGAACACGATTCCAATCATACTGCAATATTCAAAAGAGCAGCAGCAAAAAACTCAAACCCACCGACCTTATTAAATTCCCATGGGAAAAAGAAGACGACAACACAGAGCAAATAAACGGCAATTCCGAGCCTTTGACGCAAGAAGATATTGCACGCCTTAAAGAACAAGCAAAAATAATATCACAGACATTAGAAGACCAATGAAAAACGACTTTTCAATACAACTAAGTGCCAATGATCAGAACCTAATTAAAGCGCTGAATAACTCGCAAAACAAACTTGCCAAATTAGAAAGTTCATTTCAAAAAGCAAGTTCAAAAAGTAAGGTTTTTGGTAGTGCAACTGAATCACTCGGAAACCAATTACAAGGGTTATCGGGAAAATTTGAAGGCTTATTGCAATCGGTCGGTGGGTCGATGGAAGGATTGACGGGCATGTTTGGTGGTAGTGTTAGTGAGATGTTAGGCAGCCTTGGCGTTCTTAGTGGTGGATTTGCAGCATTGGGAGCGGCGGCAATTGGAGCATGTGCATATATCTTGAAAGGTTTTGATGACCTTAAAAGTGAGATGAACAACTTCCAAGCGGTTACGGATGTGAGTGATGAAGAGATGAAGGCATTTGAACAGAGCGCCCGTGATTTATCTAATTCCACGGGCGTTGCTGAAAAATCTATCATTGCACTTCAAACTTCACTCGTCGGTATTAACCCGCAACTTGCGCAGAATAGAGAAGCCTTGCTTAAATCCACTGAGGCGGCAATCCTCCTTGGAAAAGCGGGCAGAATCTCATCAGAAGAGGCCTCAACTGCATTATCTTCAATCCTTGCTCAATATAACCTTGCAGGTACAGAATCTGTGAATGTGGCCAATGCGATTGCTGCGGGTAGTAAAGCGGGCGCTATTGAGATTGAAGGCCTTGGTGAAGTGCTCCAAAAGGCGGGTACAACAATGCATTCAGCAGGTTTGGATTATGCGCAATCTGTTGCTCTTGTAGAGGCGGTCGGTGATAAGTGGTTAAATAAGGAATCTGAGCTTGGAACGCACCTACAATCCACATTCTCCAAACTCCAATCGGTTAAAAAAGGATGGGAACAATTCAATCCCGCAATCGTGGGCACGACGCAAGCTCTTGAAAATATGAGTCGTGCACAACTTAAATATTCTGACCTTGTAGAATTGGTCGGATTACAGAATGCCCCCTTATTACAACAACTCATTGACGCACGCGGAAAGTATGCAGAACTTCAAAAGGAAGTAACGGGCACGACGGCTGCACAAGACATGGCCGCCAAACAGACGGACACTCTTTCTAATTCATGGCAGCGTGTAACAAATACTTGGGATAACTTGATGACCTCAATAGCCAATTCACAACCCATGCAAGAATTATATTCATATATCCAATATGTTTGCGACTCAATAAGTGAACTGATTTCTTGGGCGGGTGGTTTAATTGACCAATGGAATCAGCTGATGAGTGGATTT